CCAGTTGTTTAGGAAAGTAAATCCGGCAGGTGTACCATAGGTACTGGCTGGGTTGATTATAAACTTGGCATTATAAGTTCCGCTGTATACACTGACAGCAGGGTACAGAGTTTGTGGCATCCCGGCAATCACTGCCAGACTGAAACCGCCGGTGTTTGTGGCTGGATCAGCGGGTCCACCTGCGCCGCCTATGTTGATGCCACCGCCTATGTCAATGCCTGCTTGAATTAGAATTGCCATGATTTGTTTTCCTTATTAATATCCAAATCTTGTACGATACGCAGACCACTGGGCTTGTATCGCTGACAAACTTAATACGCCGTCCCATACCTTGACCAGGCCCACGTCTGCAGTTGGCACTTCTGAACTGGTAGTGGCATTGAGGTATCTACCAAACAATCTCAAACCGTCGAATCCGCCATTAGAGGCGTTGGTATCATAGGTTGTTGTTGGCACAGTGGAGTTGGCAACATAGATTTGTGAAAATGGAGCTCCAGCTTCACCGTTGTATGTTGCCCATATAAACTGCCAGTTACCATCGGCTGTGGTAGGAGTGCCTACAAAGGCATTGTTATAGAAAACATTTTGTACATAATTACTACCGTTAAACCACAGACCTGCTAACCAGTCTGGACTGGCACTGTTGGCGTTTAACAATCTACCTGCTGTGGGCGGTTGTGATCTATACACCATCATGACAGTGTAAGGCTGTGATGTGGCCGAGTAGTTGGGGCCAAATGCCAAGAAGTCTGTGTCTGTGGCTACAGTTTTACGGAATATGCCACCGTCTGCAGGATCCCAACTCATGCTACCGCCTGAGTTGAGCGTGGTTATGGTGTAAGCGCCTGTGCCTGCTATGGTGGTTCCATCCACGGGCATGGCTGTGTAGTTGGCAGCGTCAAGATCAAGAACTAACACAGCAGGTACCGGTACTCGAACATCCGGTCCGGCACTAATTCCTGCTCCTATTTCTATACCTGCTCCTATTTGTAATGGTGCTACCATGATTCGATTCCTTTATTGTTTGGAGTATTTAGCCGTTTTACAGTTTGCGCCGTGCCAGCGGGCGTAGCCATTCACTGCTACCAGTTGATTACAGTGCGGGCATAGCCGCTTTTCACGTTTTTTGCCCAAATTGGCTAGACTTCTTGCCAACTTTTCTTCTTCAGTTTGTTTACGACCACGCAGTTTGTCTCCAATTTTTTTACGAGTATCGTCTAACACTTCTACTCCGTAACGTGGGTTTCCTTCTCCTGAATATCGTTTACTGCGTTCTTGTTTATACTCGTCACTGTATGGTGCTCTTTTAACTCCTTGCTCTCTGCGTTTTGCTAACGCTAATTTCATTTTTTCTATTTCTTCTTGAGGTGGCACTCTGCCTTTATTTGCTTCGCTGATACGTTTACGAGCTTCTGGTGTGTGAGTTTTGCCATAAAACCCGTTGCCTTTTCCTGTAACCTTAATACTTTGCAATTTAATGTACTCTTCTTTAAGAGTAGCATACACTCTTGATGTAATTTTAGTTTTATATCGTGTTTGATTTTGATTTTCTGCTTTCATCATCCATAATGCTTTGAGCAACTGATGTCGTTCTTTACCATAATGAATCTTGGTTAGTAGCCAATGGCATATAAAATGTTCTCGCAATGTTACATTGGTTAAATTACTCTTATCGTCGGCGCCACCCAGACATTTAGGAATAATATGATGAGATTCTGTTCGTTCATCGGTGATGCGAGTTTGGCCGCGACTGGTAATATCTTTATACCATTTTTCGTATTTGTTCATATGTTTATTTATGATAGTAAGCTCAATAATAGCATATTTAGATACCATAGTCAACAAAAAACCCACCGAAGTGGGTTTTTGATAAAACAAATAAACCTTTTTCGATCAGGAAAAAGATAGATTTTGGACAGCTATTTCTCCCACATAGTCGGCAGCATTACCAAAACTCGATGCAGTATTTGTCAATTCGACAAATCCGTAACGGGTCATAAAGCTAACTACTGGTTCAAATGTGGACGGATCCAATACAACACCAGAGCTCATCAACGGAATGTATGGGCAGTAGAACGCAGCAGCATCAGTTTCTGATGTGCCTTTGTAACCGACCAATACACTGTCTGTGTCTTTAGCATAGCTGTTGACAAACACACGCATAGCACCGTTGAGTGTGCCCACAAACTTGGTGTTGGTAGGAGCTTCAAAAGTACCTTCGGTTGTTCTTGCAAAAGCTGAGGTTGTTGCACTTTGTAGCACAGTCAAACTTGCTGGGCTTACCACACACCAGTTACCAGCACCACGACGTGTGCGCTGAGCAATCAGGTTGGCAACTCTGTTGATAAGAACAGCCAAAGCAGCATGCTCATCACCAACGAATGTTGCAGTACCAGACACAGTGGCTTGGTTGTATGTGTACTCGGTTGCTGCCAAAGTACTCAAGCTCAACAGGATCTCTTGATCAATCTCAGCTGTGATCTCTTGTGCAAGAGCAGCCATGATTTCTGCTTCAACGTCAATGCCGTGCATGGCTTGTGCGTCCTGAGCTGATTCAAAAGTCCAACGTGCTTGTAACTTACGAGTCTTGGCTTCAACAGCCTGTTTCAAGATCTGAACACTGATCTGCTTACCGCCGGTACCTTCCATGGTAGCTGTGTTATTGCCAGTGTAACCACTAGCAGTACTAGTACCGGATGGAACTGTGGAGTATGCAGTTGCAATAGTGAACGGGCTGAGTGCTTCTTGACCAGCTGTTACACTTGTGGCTGCTAGGCTGTTGTCAGTCAAGCTGTTGGCATATCTTACACGCAAGGTGTGGATCTGACCCACTGGACCTGTCATTGGCTGTACGCCCACCAACTCGTTAGCAATAACAGTTGGCATAACACGTCTGATTACTGGTAAAATCACACGGTTTAATGTAGCGATGTTGCCAGCTGATGTGGAACCAGAGCTTGCGTTCTCACGCAGGTACTTTTTGGTATTTTCAAGGATTTGACTCATTGAATTGCGCTTTGAGCCATGTAGGCCTTCCAGCAACGCATCTTTAGTTTCTCCCCAACGACTTTCTAATAATTCTCGTGACATTTAAGTCTCCTTTTTTTATCTGATTTTACAGCCCTGCCAGACGCTTGAGGTCAATCACATTGCTGCGATCTTCATCCTGGCCACGGGCAGATTTATCGCCAGTTGCTACGGAAACAGTTTCTGTAATCACCTTTTGAGTTTTTACAGAACGGTCTGCCAACACAGCTGGTAGATACTTTTCGAAAGCGCCGGGCAGTCTGGCTGTCTGTACACTTTCCAACAAATTACGCATCACTGTTGCTTTTTCCTGATTCAAAGGAGCCAGCAGTTCTTCCATGACGCCTTCGCGTTCATTGGAGTCACGAAGCATGCGTATTTCGCGTTCTTTACTCTCTACCAGGGTCTTGGCCCGAGTACTGAGTTTGATGGCTTCGCCAAGTTGCTGTTCTCTTTGTGCAATTACGCTGTGTAACTTGCGGACTTCGGCTTTCTCATTCAAATGAGTAGCTCCAAATTCTGCTGCGTATGCTTCAAAAATTCTGCGACCAAAATTGTTCTCGCGAGCAACTTTGATATCTTCATGCAACTGACCAAGTTCAGCCCGTAGATGACGGCCTACAGCGTTGGACATTTTTCTGGCACTTTCTGTAACGAAACGTGCTTTGAGTGTTTCCAACTGACGGCGAGCTTCACGCACCAAACGAACTTTAGTTTCAACAACATCTTGTTTGTCTTGTGCAAATTCACGAATCTCGCGTGCAAGTGCATGCACCACAAAGTTTTCCAATTTAGAAATACCTTCTGTGTGCATCTTGCGGTCTCGGCGCAGTTCGCCAATTTCTTCTGCCAATTTGGTTACCATAAAGTCGTTGAACTTGGTGGAACTTTCTTTCATCTTGACTTGGAATCGGACACGATCTTCTGCAAGTTGAGCTTTTTCGGCTCGAACCTGTTGGATCTCTACTGCCAGACCTTCTGTTACCATACGATCCAGGGCTTCCACCATTACTGTTTTGTCATGTTCATAGCGTTGTGCAAACTCTTCGCGGAGTTCTGCACGCACTTGCTCACGGGCTTCGTTCAACTTTGATTCCCAAGCTTCTGAGATCTGTTGTTGCGCTTCCTCGTTGATCAGGTCGCTATCAAGTAACGGTTTTAAACTATCTAACATAGCATTATTTCCCCTCTATTTTGAGACCGCGTATCAAACGAATCACTTCGTCTTTTACAAGTCTCTGTGCTTTGTTGCTTTTAGCTGGGTCCTTGAACATATCCAACAAGCGTTGTCCGCCGGCATGATTTAACAGGCCTTCGTAAATTGCTGTGGGGTATGCATTGGGAGCGCTGGGCTGAGCAACCACATCCACAGTGACGATTTCAAAGTCACTGACATGTCCGTTGGAGTCGTTGACATTTCCTGATCCACGACTGCTAACACCTAATTTCACACCGCTGGTCAACATGGTCTTGACCAGTTCTCCCATGGGTGTTGGCAATATCTTTAATGTGCCGTAGCCGCACGGGCCTTCCATCCACATGCGTTCAATCATGTGACTCACACGATCCAAGTTGATTTTCAAATCATCTGGGTGATCTACTTCACCCAAGACTGAATGACCAGTCTTGATCTGTTCGTTGATGGTGTCAACTGCATTGGCAATTTCACTTACAGGATACACACGCTCGTTGGCATTTCTTACGCCGCCTTCAATGCAAATACCTTTGAGTTTCAAAGTTTTGCCACCGGAACCGTCCCCGGCTTCTTCGGTCAGCAGTTCAATGTTGGCCTGGTTGAAGCTGAGGTGTTCTTTTAGATATCGAGCCATATGTTGCTGTTATCCTTTTGGAAAAGGAGTTCTGGTGTTGGTACCAGATGCCTGTGTCAAAGTTGGCCGTGGAGCTGTGTCCAACTTGGAGTTAGAGCCGCCTTTGCCTGGAACATTTCTGTATTTTCCAGCCTGTGGCATATCAGTTGTTTTTGGTGCAGAACGTCCTTGTGCAGTGTCGCCGGTCATTCGTACTGGACTGGCTGCCATGCCTCTGGCTCCTGAATTGAACGCAACTGGGCTTTTGGTGTTGGCACCGTCGTCACCGTACTTGGGAGCGGCTACCTTGTCCAACGTGATGTTTTCCATCATGGCTTCGTCATCCATGTCGTTGTCAAAAGCCATGGTGTCGTCTTGTGCCAAAGCATCGCCGGCTAACTCGTCGCCGTCTTGGCCTTCTAAATCACTGTCAATACCGTCGTTGCCACCTTCGCCGCCCATGATGGTTTCAAATTCGGCCATGAGTTCGTCCAACTTGTCTTCAAGATCAACCACACGGTCTTCAATGTCGCCGTCGC